ACACAAACTCATTCTTGAAAAACAAGGTTGGATGTGATTTATACCGAATAGATAGCCGCTGAATATTCGCATCAATATCAAATTTAGATAGCGGGATGGTCTTATTCATCACTTCACCATCGGCCGGATCAACACTCACCTCGAATACACGCGTTAATCGATATCGCTCGTGGTTTGGCTTACGCGATCCATATAGTTGCCAGTTCGTGGTGCCTTTGCTGATACCTTCGTCAAAGACATCTTCCCAGCTATTCGTAATCTGCAAATCGGACCACATTTCTTTTACACGCTTGATCATCCGTTTCCTCAAGAGTTGCTGGGTGATGTGATCCGCTTGTATTCCGATGATCATATGGATACCATCCTTTGTGCAATTCTTCTCACTTACGCGGTTCACTGTTGGCTTCTCCAACACGAAAATTTGATACGATTTATCTGCATCGTATTGATAAATTTTACCAATCTCTTCTATGTATGCATCGACCAAATCCTCTATGTGCTCTGTTGTGTATTGACGTTCGTCAATCTCTATATTATGTCGGAGATCCAGATCCACTACAATCGGACCATCCCCTGCGCGTTGCTTCTCCGTGAGATATTCCTTCTTGTTTTGCGAGACAATATCGCGATTATACAAGGTCATAAATGTCGGATACTCTGCATCCGATATATGATAGGTTCCTCCGTAAATACCACTATTCGCATCTCCAATGCGGGTATTCGTCTTTTCAATACTACCATCTGCGCTACTTCGTTGCAACACATGTTTTGCTAAAAAGTCATGAAAGTCTCTATAGCTATCAATAGATGGTATTATCTTCGAGACAGATAATGCAGCGGATGAAGAGTCGTCCATTTGCCTTATTGTTATTATAATATGATATATTTATCTCATTTCATACATAATCAATTTTCCATTCTTATGCAGTAATATGGTTATCGCCCGGTCAAAACTGACCCGGATACAGAAGCGTATTTGCAATAAAACCATTATCAATGGGAAGGGTTGGAGACTGCGTAAAATTGAAACCAGATAATCTTCCCAGAAAGAACATAAAATTATATTAGCATACTTTATAATCACACTATGAAGTTCTGCACACAATGCGATAATATGTATTATTTGGGGTTAAGTGAAGCGAATGCAAACCGTTTGCAGTATTATTGTCGGAATTGCAAACATGTCGACGACACCACTTCTACCGATGGTGGATGTATTTTGGACACTCAGTTTAAACAAAGTGAACAACAGGTTATGCATATTGTGAACAAATATACCAAGTTTGACCCGACGTTGCCGCGCGTATACAATATTCGATGCCCGAATGCCGAATGCGCGTCGAATACCGCCGAGGAACAAAAAAATCCGGAAGTTGTTTATATTCGATACAATGACAATGATTTAAAATATCTGTATATTTGCACTACATGCGATGCTACCTGGAAAACAAACAATAAATAGATGTTTCCTGTTCGCCCTAAATAACTTGCAGGCTTGTGTATAGAAAATTGATTGTTCTCATCTAGAACCATTTAGAAATATATCACTCTAATTTATAAATGGATAGCGACGCTGAATCTTATGCTTCGGATTCCGATGTGGAAAAACCGACAATGAGTAATAATAAACATGCTGCCGTTGGATTAAAACATAATGGGGATTCGTCTTCTACCCAAAAACATACAGCGGCCGTCGCGAAAGCGGACGACGAGGAGGAAGACGACGACGACGATGATGAAGATGCAGACGATGATGAAGATGCAGACGATGATGAAGATGCAGATGACGACGAGGAAGATGCAGCAGAGGATGACGATGACGCAGAAGATGATTATGACGAGAACGCAAGCGAAGCAACTGCCGAGAATCCATTAGCCATTAACGAACCATCCTCTGCGCAATTGTTCAACGATTTAAGCGATGATGAAGATGATAACGAAGAAGACGATGAAAATTATTTACAAAAAATAGATGAGTCATTGCAACAGCAAATTGTGTCTGAATATCACCCTGAATTACAATCACATACTTATGATGAAATCGAATCCATGTCCAGGGTCGTTAGAGATCAACGCGGCAATGTGGTCGATCCATTACATCAAACATTGCCGTTTATTACGCGATATGAGAAGGCAAGAATTCTAGGTGAACGTGCAAAACAAATCAACGCGGGAGCGAAACCGTTTATTAAGGTGGACGCTTCGGTTATCGACGGATACTTGATTGCATTGTCTGAATTTGAACAAAAAAAGATCCCCTTTATTATTAAACGTCCTATGCCAAACGGCGGATGCGAATACTGGAAACTAAGCGACTTGGAAATACTAGTGTAAAAAAACAAAATATCCGAATGTATCTATTTTTTTACGATTTCCAATTCTTTCCACAATCTAAACAGGTAACAAATAAGGTGGCCGGCTCATCCGCACTACGTGTTTGCATTTCATAATAGGTGCAACGCTTCGATTTGCATTTACGACACGTAAACATATCCGTAGATGCTTGCATATTGTTTGTATATTTGTTCGCATCTCTTTTCATCTTTTGTTCGAGTAGATCCTTCCAGTGTGCTGGATCCATTTCTTGATGTGTCATAAATGCGAGAGTTTGAGGGGTAATATCCTCCGTTTTAATACGCGACAATAGTTCCGGGTTTTTTAAATTAATATAGATACTTCGCAAACGATCCAAATAAATTTGGACGAAGGTAGGATTGTCCCATTTTTTCACGATTTTTTGAATGCCTGCCTCCTTGATCGCATAATTAAACACACCCTTTTCCAAATTAACCGACAATGTTTCTGACTCTAAAACGAGGTCCAGGCGACGACGGATATTATTTCGAAAGGTGATTGGGTCTTCAATAGTCTGCATGGTTTGTGCAAATAGTCTTTATATGTTTCATAAAAATACGCATTTTTATGAATCAATTTTCCAATTCACGGAGGATCGTCTAGATATACTCCTCCTCGCTCAACTCACTCATACAATCAAAAATCGTCTCATTTGTTTTGGTCCAGTTATTTACGAGCGTTTTCTCCACACATACCTTTTTATTACTGGTATTGGTTGTCTTTGCCCGCGGTTTTCGAGTTTTGCGCGCAGGTTTTGTTTCCATCAACTCTTCCTCGTCGTGTTCCTCCTCGTCCTCTTCTTCGTCATCGTCCACGACAAAGTCGTCCTTTACATATCCGGATTTTGTGCGAGGCAGGTCATCTGCTCCTTCCTCCGATTCGTCTTCTTCCTCGTCGCCAATGTCCTCAAACCCGCCATACAATTGGTCATAAATCGTATCCCATTCTTTAGATGTGAGTGAGCTTAGCGCCCCGTCCTTCAGATTGACAATCACGCAATTTCCAAAAAACAAGGTATTGTCAATCGGTGGCGGAAATTCATACTTGTTTTCCTGATTTGCCCTGCCGGTAGTCTTTCCATATACCGCGATCGAATATTCCTTTTTATTTGGTAAAACTACATCCCATTCTGCATACTGAGCAAATCCAGTTGCCGCCTTTAATCCCGCTTTTTTATACAAGTCATCCAACGTCTCACTTTTATAAGTGGTTTCCTTCACTGTTCCATTTTTTTCAACGACTAATATCGATGCCACCATTTCTACGTATAATTGCAAACACGCGAAATTTCTATATTCATTTTCGAAAGATTTAGTGGTTTGGTCGGTTTTGTATGTTTCACGTTAGAACCACATAAACACTATCTTCCATACATGTATACCGAACATGAACGATTTTATACAAATTATTTTAAATATTATTATTTCTACGATTTTTTTATATAATTTACACCGGTTTTGGGAATATCTGAAAGACACCTATAGCGTCCGTAAAAAGAAGAATGTGGGTGAAACACAAATGCACAAATATAAACAAATCGTTTCCGAACTGATTCAAAAACCTGCTCCTGCCACTCTATCCGATGCCGATATTAAACGCATGAATGACGAATTACTTGCATTCATGGAGCAACAGCCTGTATGATCAACCGTTCGGTCGCTGCACGGACGCTACATATTTTGTGCAAAGGACTTAGAGCGACCTCTGTATGTATATATACCGATTCGGTCCATAATAATATTTCGATTATCATGGAACTCACCGCTGATCAATTCTTTTCGATTATGCAACGTATGCCCGACTTTAAACCTTCCTATGAAACGAATGCTTCCGATCAAATAGATTCGGAATATAATGTCGGCATTGCCATCCCTTATGGTAAAAAAATATATATGTGGTTTACGTTTCATTTGGATCAGGATGTATGTTATCTGATTGACATTAACCGCAATAAAAAAATGTCGGCGGCTACTCAAATCTGTAAACATTCTCATGTAGAACTGTCTTACGGAACCATCTTGTATGGCACCTATGTTGAGCCCGCCGAAACCGATACAAACCGCGGATCACCGTATATTGTTATTGATGATATACATTATTATAAGGGTCATTCTATGAAACAAACAGTCTTCGCAAACAAATTAAAATGCATTTATGATGTATTATCGATTATTCAATCCAGTTCCTCCTATACCGGCTCCAAATTGTGTCTTCCTGCATTATGGGATCGCACTCTTCATCCGGTGCCGGATCAAATGATAACCGAAGTGGGGTATCAATGCCATCACGTTCAATATCGAACTATGAACTGCATTCGACCCCATTTGAACGTGATCAATACCCGTCGCACCAATGTGCGCGAAGAATCTTCGGGCAACAATAAGTTGATGATTCCGAAAACCATTCATGTCTCCAATTATACGCCGGATCTTAGTAAACCGCAATATAAATTTTCCACCGTATTTGAGGTGCGACCCGACGTGCAATTTGATGTATATCATTTATTTGCCTTCGGAAAATCGAACGCACCTGTATATTATAATATTGCCTATGTTCCTGACTACAAAACCAGTGTTTTCTTAAACGGATTGTTTAGAAACATTCGCGAAAACCGAAATTTGGATTATATTGAAGAAAGCGACGACGAAGACGACTTTCAGAACGTCGATACCGCCAAATATGTAGACCTGAATAAAGTGGTCCTCATGGAATGTAGTTTTCATCGCAAATTTAAACGATGGGTTCCCATTCGTGTAGCAGATCGTCATTCGAAAATCGTTCATATTAGCCGGTTAGTTCGGGCAGATGCATAAGTGATACATACCAATCAGACCGATTGTTATGTATGCAGGCGACGAAAATTATTCAGTATCGACACATTTCGCATCAACCACTACGTTGTATTTGGATTGGATATGTGATAACAAGTGGACATGTTCGTTATATCCGTTTCGAAAGTAAATATTGGATACACACAGTGCGTGGATCTGTGGGCTTTCATGATTACATAAGGGCGGGTGA